GAAAGACCTCTTTTCAACATTGAAAGACGAGCAGATTGAACCTGCTCACGAACTGAAAGACGAGACGTAGAATTCTCACCAGTCAAATTAAGAGTATAGCCATCAAGCTCACGCTGGGCAACTATCTCTGAAAATACACCAGGATACTCACGCTCGAACAAAACGTCATAATATTTGGGAGGCTTAGTCTTAACACCATTAATAACCACATAATCACGAGGAAAAACATCAGTCCGAAACTTCTCTAACCACTTAGCACCAATACCGGGCTTAAGTGACATATGATTGAATTCAGGAACACGATCAATAATTTCACCATCATCAGTGATAACACGATAATGTGCTTCAGCTAAATCACCCGTAACCTTCTGAACACAATACCTAGCAATATAGGCAGCGGACTCGAAGGTAAACATTACCAACGCTAAGAAAGGCCATATGGCCCATAAAGACTCTAAAAGCTTTGAAGTATAAATCTTCTCGCCAGAAGAAGTCTTCTTAAAATACACCTTATCCAAAAAGTCATAACCGAATAAACAAGCATGAAAATGGGGACGAATAGTACCATTCTCACCATACTCACCGCCGACATAAAACCGAACTGGAGACTTAACACGCTTACGTAATCGTTTCATAAACTTCTGAAAATCAGCATAATCTAACGAACCGCCTGGGGGCAAATTGGAATCATCATAGGTAAGTGTAATAAAACAGTTATGGTCGTAAAGGGTCGATTCGTGTAAACAACGCATAGCCCATTGCCGAGACCGTTCAAGTCGGCAGCCGATACACTGTCCACATGGTAACTCGAGAGTACCTTCGACGCCACGTTTATTCCTACTTACAAACTTTACCGAGCCATCCGACATCCGCACAGCGGGCATTGGATGAAAACAAGGCATTACAGACGCCAACCGCCACGCATAGGATTGAGAGCCACATTAGCAGCCGCAACAGTACGAGAATGGTGCTTAAACTGCTTAGCAGAACGATGCTTGTTAACAGAATGACGAGACACAGGGCGCATAAAACCTCCAAAGTTTGAACAAAAAAAGGAGACACCAAAAGGTGTCACCTAGACCAGTTACATCAAGTAGAAAACTGGTCAGCCTGGGAGAAACTCCCAGGCATATAGTACATCAGGATTGAACATCCTTCAAGTCTTTTGCACGAGCAACAAGACGCGGCTCAATAACTTGAATGATACCTGTCGCATCATCAAAAGAACCGATCTCATAAAGCTCAAAATCGTCAGGATGACGAGCAAGATCATCCGTAGAATCACTACGATTAATCTCATCACGAAAACCACGAAGCGCAACAGGAATAGCAGGAACAAAAATAGGACGACCAAAAGCCTGAGCAGCAGTGTCCTTAACAGAAATAATAACTTGAATCATACAGCCTCCGCAATCTTAACACGCAAATCTTCAATAGCGTTCAAATCCTTACGATAAAGAGCACGTAACGGCTCATGAGTGGAGCCCTTATGCAAACGAGAAACACGATCTTCAAAAATCTCTAAAGCACGACGAATCAACATCAAATCTTCATTAGACAATTCCATAAATACTCCAAAAAAAACAGTGCAAAAACGCACAAACAAACTATAACACAAAAAAAAACCCCACTAAATGCGGGGTTTCCCCTGTACAAATTCTACGAATTTTGTACAGGCTCAGGAACAACCTTAACTAACATAGGCTCAACAAGATCAACAGCCTTCAACAAACCTAAACGACGAGCCTCATCACGATTATTCTCATCTTCAACAAACGACATAAAAGCTGTGGCACGCAACTCAGCAGGAACTCGTAAAAATTCCTCTTGAGTCTTGCGAACAATATTCATGGCTGTATGAAAATCAGGCAAATTAGTAAAATCACCAGACTGAGGCATCTTAACATCGTTAGGTAACTCACCTGTAAGGCCAAACCGCCTAACGATAGTATTAATATTAGATTCCTCCTCAGCAGACTGGATAGCCAAAGAATCATCCTCACAAGTCAAAGCCGTTTCATTAGAAACAACATCTGCATCATAATTAAAAGCAGAACGAACAAAAATCTCACGTTTACGCATAAATCACCTCTTAATTAAAACAGAACGAAAAATATCCAACAAAGGCTGAACTTCTTTCAAAGTCCTACCAGCATTACCCAAAGCATCCATAGCCTTAACATCACCTTGTTTAAGGCGCAACTCTAACCGAGAAATTTCAGATTCAAACTCAGCCTTAACACTATCCCACATAGCTCCGGGCACTTGCTTAATAACCTTGTCAATAGTAGCTCTGGTTAAATTTCCAACCTCAGTTAAGTTATACCCTTCTTTTACAGCATTCTGATATTGCTGACCAAGAAGAAGAATAGTAGCCTTAGCCTGATCATTAGCAGTCTGGAGATTGGTAATCTCCTGAACAACCTTTGAAGCTGTATTATTAGCCAAAGTAGTACGAGCCCTAGCTTCAGCAGCAGACGCAATATTAACATCTACACGAGAAGCAGCTTGACCAACGTCAGCATAACTCTGAGCAGCTTGGGCAGAAGCTAAACCAGGATTAGCAAAAGTAGCTTGCGCGCCGCCTGGAGAAGAGGCACCACCTTGAGAATAAGCCAGCATGGGATTTAAACCAGCAGCTTTCATATCAGCAGTAGCCCTTTGATAGGCAGTAGAAGACATACGTTCTTGAAAATCACGATTCTGTTGTGCTTGCGAAGCATTAGCAGCATTAGTAGCGTCTTGACCTATACCAGCATCAAAACCACCACCAATAGAACCACCAATAGCAGCACCAGCAGGGCCACCAAAATAAGCACCTGCAGCAGTACCAATAGCAGAAAGAACTCCCATATTAGAAATGATCGATCATGCCAGGAACAGAATACAAGGGCATAGGACGAGCAACAACATTATGAAAGAAAGAATCAAAAATAAACTGCTGTCCATTAGCCGCAGCACCAACCGCAACAACACGAGAAACAGGAGGATTTTCCTGAATAAACGTACTATTCAAAGTAGGCAAAGATGTAAACTTCTGAGCCAAGTGCCAAGCATCAATAGTGCCTGCGCTGGTAGACTTAAACAAACTTGAAATTTGAGAAGGCTTGTAACGATATTCAGCCCAACGCTCTTGATAACCAAAAACATTACCATCGTTAGCAGAACCGTCAATATACAACTCACGATTATAAACAGGCTGTTCACCCAACATAGCAAAAGCAGGGAAATAAAAATCATAACGTGTGGAACGAGACCACATACGATGCAAACCCTGTTGATAAGTCAAATCAGCACGAATACTAACCAAACCAATAATTACGCCATGTTCAGTGAACGACTGAGTAAAGCCATGACCAGAGGCGAGGACAGTACCAACACCAGCAAGATTAGCGAGAGGAGTACTACCGCCAGTAACACCTGTACCCGATGTTTGGGCAATAGGATTAATGATAACTGGAGTAGAGCCGCCACCAAGATATTCAGGACGCTGTAAACGAGCGTCAGGAGAAATAACACCGAAATGAGCACGAATAATCTCCGTATAACGTGTACCACCACGAGCATCACGCTCTAAAAGTTTTTGAATCTGAAATGACTGACGCAACTGATTAATAGTTGCAGCAGTAGCCTGACTCAAATCTGCATACAAACCAGTATTAGCTCCAAACGAAATAGCTTGACCAGCAGCACCAACAGCAGCACCATTAAAACCTAAAACATTAACATCAGTACGAGATACAGAATTAAAAGTGGTTGCACCATATTTAAACTGAACTTGAGTTGTATCTGACTTAATAGGAGCACTGGTACCTAATGGCAAAGTTACAGAAGAACCCTTCTGAGGCCATGGAAGTGCAGAAGTAAAATAATCATGCCGCTTACCACGGCGCAACAACGTGTAATTAGTTGAAGCCGACGCATCAGGACCGTCACCAGTATCAACGGTTACAGAATTTTGTAAATTCTGATCTCTAAACCATTCATTCCAAATAAGATTATAGGCACGAGTAAAAAAGCGCAATGGGAAATAGTATTGCCAGCACCAACCTGACCAACAGTTGGTAAACCCATATAGTCTTGCAAAGAACCAACAGCATAACCACCTGCGGGAGAAACTTGTTGAGGAACAACATAGAAGTCGAATCACCAGGGTTACGCTGCTCACCATAAACTTTTGCCAGTTATCCCAAATCAAACGGTTAGGAACAAAAAAGAAAAAGACTATCCAAAACCATATTATCCATAACAGGAAAAAAGGAGTAGCCAGACGAGCAAAAGCAGTCATATTCAAATTAAATGTATCACCGGGAAGAACCTCATCCACATAAACAGGAACAAGATAACCAGCATCAAAAGTCGTCTTATGAGTAAACTGACGATCAAACTTAGCACGCGGAATGTCAGCGTGCGGAATCATAGCAAAACGATGGGGATCCACCGAACGATTTTTGTGCATCATTGTCAT